ACCAAAAGCCGCGTTGCCTGAGCGAGACTGAACCTTGTCGAGTTCAGACTTCGCCCCTTCCAGAGCATCGACAAGTTGGTCAAGGTTCCTTTTGGCGTCGGTGACCGTGAGTTCTTCAACCTTCTCTCGCCAGTCATCGACCGAACCACCTACGAGGTCATAGGCGTTCTTCACGTCGTCCATGATCTTCAGGTAATTGTTCATCGCTTCGGTGGCGAGGTCCGCATTGGTAGACCACAGCCCGATTCCGGCGGCTACGGCGCTGATGATCAGCCCGATGCCCGTAGAACTCAGGAGAAGGCGCATTGCCCCTGCCAGAAGCCCTACACTGCCCGCAGCGGTGCCTGCGGCCACTCCCGCGCCGGTAACAGCGCCCCGGATCGTCGCAAGGCCCGTAGCAGCCAAGCCCGCGCCGGACGCGATGCCACGAATCGACGACGCCAACGCAACGAGAACCGGAGCAAGCTTCAAACCGATCAAGGCACTCCCGGCAGCCACAACCAGATCGAAGTTCCTAACCAAGAATGCCAATGCGTCGATAAGAACGGCGAAAGCTGCGCTGGCATTACTAACGAAGGTCTCGAAATCTGCGGACTGAAGAAGTTCTGTCAGGTCGTTAGCAAGGCGCGTGAAGGACTCGATGAAGCCCCCGTTGCCGAACTGCACCAAAGCTTGAAACGCCGCGTTCTTCAGTCGTCCGAGAGCCGTGGTCGTTCCGGCAAGAGCTTCGCCAAGGCCCGGGCCGAACCGGCGATCCAACTCTTCCGCAAACGGAACGAGGGCATCACTCGTGACCTCACCGGCTTCAAGCATCTTGATCAGTTCGGCTGTGGTGACCCCGAGGCCGTCAGCCATGATCTGAAGAGCACCCGGCAGGCGGTCACCAAGCTGTTGCCGCAACTCTTCCATCTGGACCGCGCCCTTGGACACGATCTGAGTCAGAGCCACAAACACCCCGGAAAGCTCTTCGTTACTCGTTCGGTTGACCCGAGCCGCTTCCGCTACCGAAATGAAAATCTTGCGGGTCTTTTCGCCTTCAAGGTTCGTGCCCTTCGTGGCGATGGAGAACTTCGAATACTCTTGTGCGAGCGTGCCGAGGTCCACTCCGAGCCGGTCGGCGTTCCGACGCAAGAAATCGAGATCGTTTGCCGTTGCCGCAAAGTCACCGTCGTTCACGACGTTCAGACGAGCTTGGGCCGCTTCAAGGGTCTGGTAAGCCGTGATGACCTGACCCAAGAGATTGATGACGCCGTAGAGCCCGCCGTGGGCCGCAATCAGGCTCAGAACCTCGCCGCGAAGACGCTGCGTGAGGGACAAGGACTGCCGGGTATCGCCGTAAAGCTGTCTGTAGGCTTGGGCCAAAGAACTGGTGGCCTTCGCATTCCGTTCAGCATCGGCAGCGGCCCGGCGCGTGGTGTTGCCGAGGTTGGTGGTCGAAGACACTGCTCGGGTCGTTTCCGCGTGAAGGGCCTTGATTTCCGCGACCTGTGCTTTCACCTTTGCCCGGTTTGCGTCCGTGGCAGCACCCTGTGTCGCCAAAGACGCGGCGAAAGCGGCCTGCACCCCTCGAATGCTCTCGATGTCCGTTCCGGCCTGCCGGAAAGCTTGCCCCATACGGAGAAGGGTTTCCCTTTGGCTTTGATACTCAGCCTTTGCCGAAGCAGCTTGGGCCTTAGTTCTGGCGAAGGCTTCTGCCATTTCTCGTGTCGGAACACCGGCCCGACCAATCTCGGCCGCAAGCTTCGAAGAGGCGTCCGTTAGCCCAACATACTCCCGTTTCGCTTCCAGCATCGCGCGACGCTGAGCATCAAGTTGGCCCTGAAGGTTTCCGATAGACTGGCGAGACAGGTTTTCCAATGCCGCGTCAGCCTGACCCGCTGCAAGGGCAAGACCCACATAATCGTCCTCGGCCTTGCTAAGGGCCTGAGACTGCCTGTTCAACCTTCCGGTGATCTTGTCCAGAGAGTCGTCGAGAGCTTTCTGGTTGGTCGCTGCCGCTTTGGTTTTGACCCCAAGCTCGTTGTAGTTCTGCGTGATCTTCTGAAGAGCACGCTCCTGCTTCGCGAGGCTCGCGGCGGCACTGGCCGACTGTGCGGCAAAGATCGTCACGGCGGCAGACGCGGCCCGAAGCTTGCCGTCAGTGGCGGCATATTCTGCTCGCAGTGCAGCCAGCTTGGATTCCTGCCCGGCCATTGCCCGGGTTGACGACTCAAGGTTCTTGACCAGAGTCGCACTAGGCTTCTCTGTAGAGGTGATCTCATCGGAGAGTTCAGAATACCGCGCCTTGGTCTTTGCCAACGCGGCAGCCTGCTTCTCGATCAGTGCAGGAAGCTCGTTCTGTCTCTTGGCGATCTTCTCTTGGGCGGCAACCGATTGATCATAGGCTGCTGTCAATTCGCGCTGTTCGACCTTCGCCTTCGCAATGGCCGTCTTCTGACGCTCCATGGCCCATGTCGCACTGGAAAGCTTCGTCGTGAAGCGCGTAGTGCTGGATTCAGCCTGAGTGAACTCTTTCGAAAGAAGAGAGACCTCACCGCGCGTCTGCTGAACCTCGGCATCCAGCCGCCCTAGTGCTGCGGCTGCACTGTCCAGATCGGCTGTCAGCTTCTTGCCAACATCAATCCCCTTCAGGGCTTTGTCGAGCGTCCCGAGGGCGGCACCAAGCTGCCCAAGGGAAGACTCCGTTCGCTTTGCTCGGGTATCGAGAGCCGCTTGGGCATCAACGAACTCGTTCAGCGCCTTGGTGATCGTATCGACCACACTCGCTGCTTCGTCCTTGGCTCGGATAACGAGGTCTACGTCTTTCCGCGCCATGCCCTACCGTCCTCTATTCCTCTGGCTCGAAGAGCCCTCTTCTCGGTTTCGACACCACGTTTAGCGATTTGATCTGCTTTGTAAACGCCGCGCGAGACTTGGCAGAGAGTATCCCGGCCACACCCATCTGTGCAAGCTGAGCTTCCGTGACGATCCGGTTATTGTCTCGTTCGATGACGAGGTTGGCTTCGTCGTAAAGCTGGCCGAGGGTGTAGTGGATGGCATCCGGGTGACCTGATGCCATCAGAAGGCTCAGTTGTCGGCGGCAGCCCCAATACCATCCGGCAAAGGTGATTTCATCGCCATCGTCAGAGCCCCGTTGGCCGCCGCCATCATCTCGACCAGAGACCCCACCAGCTTTTTTAGGTCACCTTCCGATCTGAAGGTCAGACCAAAGACCTTTTCCACGGCCTCGATCTGCTTCATCATCGGAAGCTGCTTGGCAACAGCGATGGCCTGCGCCGTGTAGTCATCCGATGCCAACGCCAGAGCCGCCGCCAGAACGTCCGGAAACTCTCCGGAAACGTCAGCGATGGCCTTCTTGACGGCAGCGTTGTCGAACTTCCCGCCGGAAGACTTCATGGCCATGACCTTGCCGAACATCAGCGCCATCTGCGGTCCATAGTCATTGACCACGGACATGATGTCGAACAACGAGATGCCTCGCACCTCAAAGCTCTGGCCGTCGCCGAGGTCAATCTTCTCCCGGCTGATTACGATATTGCGGAGTCCCATACCTTTTCCTTCTCAGTTCGCTCAGACGTAGGCAGGCGTGCCGTCGCGGTAGATCGCTTCACCCGTGGTGGGCTTCAGGATTTCCAGCGACAGCGGAATGGTCTGCCATTCGTCACCCTTCAGCGCGTAGTCGCCGTTGGGGGTGATCTTCACGTAGGGCATGAAGAAGACCACATCGTCGCCCTTCGGGTTGCGGGTGCGGTAGATCATCGCGCCTTCGACGGGCTCCGAACCGGAGATGACCCGCGAACGCGAAGACGCCCGGATCGCATAGGTCACGGTGATGTCCACGCCATCCACGGCGATGGTCGAACCTTCGACGAACGAGATGATGCCGCCGTCAAGGTCGATGGTGTAGTCGGTTCCGGCAACCAGAGGCGTGGCGCCCTGAACGACGGTCAGGCCCGTGGGGTTGATGCCGAAATGCCCGGCCGGGTTGATGGTGGTCGCGCCCAGCTTGTAGGAGTGCCCGGCCTTGATGTCCTCGATCAGGAAAGGAGCAGACGCGACGACAGCCTGCGTCACGACGGTATCCGAACCGAAGAAGAACAGCGCGACGTTCTTGGGGTCGATGTTGTCCGTGGTCATCGAACCGGAGCGGTTGACTTCCAGCGGCACGGAGTCATCCTTTTCGCGGATGCCCTCGTCGCTCGAAAAGTGATCCAGAGTCTCGGACTCGATGGTCAGCGAAAACTCCGGCGTGTTGCCGATGTAGAAGAAGCCGTCCGGAATTTGCGTCCCGGCCTTGAAGCGAGCGAAGTGGACCTTCCCGCGCCCGAGCGTGTAGTTCTGTGCCATGATGGTGCCTTTCTCGTTCCAGTGGCGGAATTATGCCTCGTAAGGTTCTGCCATATCCTCGGCTATGTCCAGCGTGATCGTCAGCCAGAAGTAGGCTTTGGCGCTGATTTCTTCCGGGGGGCGAACAACCCCGGGTCCGATATACATGGCTGTAACGAATCGGCCAAGGCCAAAGATTCCTTCTTCCGGCTGGTCCCAATCCGCCTTTTTCTTCTCGATGGCGAGTCGTCTCTTCACGTCCGCCAGAAGAACCTGCGCCGGGTCAGTCGGGTTTGCCCTGTCGTCCTTGACCCAACCCTGAATGACAAGCTCCCACTGACCGGCCAAAGCCTGATTGTCCTTGGCCGAAGGGAGTTGATCCAGTGGGATTGGAGCCTCTAGGATAGAGAGTGCAGGCAACGGGGTCTCGTCGCCGTAGACACCGCGACCCCGGAATACGTTGCTTCCGATCTCGACTTTATAGCCGTTGGCGACTGTGATCTCTTTGAGCACTTCGCTCATTCGAACGAGGACTTCAAGGCGGATCGGGTTGTCCAAGGTCGGCATGTCAAATCCCCAAGAGCCGTAGGAACTCTACTTCCAGCTTGCTGGCCACGGAAGGAGTCATCTCATTCGCTATACCGTCGCCATCGTTCGCACGAAAGACTTGATTCACGGACGGGCCGTAGAGCACGTAAAGCCCCTTCTCGACACGACGGGCGCTGATCTTGTTCTTCAAGGTCTCTCCGGGTTTCAACCGGACGGCTAGACCAAGGTTGAACTTGGTGTCCGTGATGGCATTGGAGCCCTGCGGCAGCTTTATCAGGAATGCCCTCTTTAGGAAGCGAGCCTTACCGGGAGCTATCTCGACGTAGACACCGGGCTTGCCGGGCTTGCTGTTGCCCGTGACGAATTGGGCAAGGGACGTTGCCCGCCCTTGTGCTTCGATCCGGGCTTTCAATCGCCCCTTGGTCGCTTCCTGAGAAACCCAAAGGCGGCGCTGCGCAGGAGAAACATATCGGGCTGGCAGGTTGACTTCGTTCCGGATCATACGAGCCGCTTGGGACCGGGCATCCCGTGCGAC